CATCCAAACCATCTCTGTCACGGTGTAATTCCTGTAACCCCCCCATAACTTGCCCAACTCCGACAACCCAAACTGCTGCAACAAATCAGGATCGCTGACCGCACACAAATCCTTCACATAAACCATCCCCCCAGGCTTCAACAATCCCACACACTTCCCAACCAACTCCCCCGGTTCAGCGAAGTACCCGAAACTCTCACATAAAATCACCCGATCAAATGTCCGCCCCGCATTGTCCCACTCCATGAAGTCCGCCAACTCCAAACTTAACTCACTCAACTCAACCTGCCGCCTGCTGTTCGTCACCCCCGTCACATCCTCCACCCCATTCTCCGTCAACCCACTCATCACTCCACCAACCCCACACCCAACATCCAACACACTGTGACCCGGCAAGATCAACCCGCGCCCCATCATCACCCGACAATGATCCACCGGCTCAACCGCAAACATCGCCGCCTGAATAATCGAACCGTACTCCTCAACGTACGCATCGCTAAACTCATCATAATACTGCGCTGTGTTCATTATTAATTCCATCGCTGCTTCTTCTTCCGATTTGCCGCCAGGACGCGTTCCCGATCATCCAGGTACTCCTGCAACCGGCCCGCCTGTAAAATCGCCTGAGCGTGATCCTGGTGGTCGTACAGTGTCTCGTACGGAAACAACCCGCCCCAGTTCAACCTCGTCCCAGCCGGTGACTCTCCCGCCGCGGACCGCACCCAAACCCGCCAACACCCGTCATCTCCGCACTTCACAAATATCGTCACCACCTCACGGTATGCTCGCATGACAACTCCAACACTTCATCAACCTGCTCCTGTCCGCCACCGTCAACTCCCGCATCTCAATGTTCACCCGCCACACCCGCTGACCATTCAAACATCGCGCACGATCCACCGACCGGCGTACCCCCGCCAATGTCGAAAAAAACATCGCAGCCAATACCCCGATAATCACCACCACAATCAATAACTCAACCAGTGTCCACCCCATCGCCTTCCTCATCCCCACCCCCCCCAGTCAACCCCCCAACCTCCAACCGCTGCACCGCCTCCCCACTCCCAACCCCCGCCCCCCAATCCGTCGCCTCCCCCCCTGCCAACAATAACAACTCCTCCAACTCAACCACCCGAGCCTCCAATTCAACGCACTTCCGACACCCCACACTCACCGGAGGAAAACTAAATTCGTGAGGTCTCATGTGTTTGTCCAACCGTCTGGAAGATTCACCGCATCAGCGCATAACTCGGAATCCCACCCAGACGGTGCGTACCGACTAATAAACGAACTCTTGCTCACCCACGTTCCCCACCCGCCACACGGTGTCTTACAATACAACTTCCGAATCTGAAACAACCTCGAATATCCGTAATCCAAATATATCGGTTGACCCGACCACCACCACGATTTCCTCGGAGTCTTCCACCTGAATGAATCGTACTTGCCTCTGTCCCGATGATCGATGTTCCGCTTAAACCCACTCGCGTCCAATACCCAGACCATCCGCCGCTGAATGTGTTGACGAGTATAAAACGATTCCCGCTCAACTATGTCATCCGCACTAATCGATGAATGCTGGAACTCGATCACCCCAACATCCGTCATCACATCCGCACGATGACAACCGACCACAACCTCCCGACACTCTCTCGGGAATTTCTCCTTCCAATCCAAATGCCACTCGGTCTCCGGTTCCGACCATGAATCGCAATCCCGATTCCGATGCGCCCAATGCCACCGGTTGATCGTTCCGCATTTCGCTATCACCTCATCACCGCAACCCGGACACGCCGCACGTTCGTTGGGCGAGGCGGCGACCCGTTCGTTGTCGTTCATCGCCAATGTCATGATTCGGAATCCCCCGTGTGCGATGGTTTTGGACGGGGGGGGGTGTGGGACTCCTGGTCCCCGGTCGTTGGGGTACCCCCCGCCTCATTCTCAGCCGAACCATCGGCCTGGGGTGAAACTGGTGTGACTTCTTCGGGCAATGCTATCGGCTTCTCCATTCCAAGCGTGTTCGCGGCGGATACCATATCCAATTCTGAGCGATTGGACTGCAACCCAGCCAGCTTATCAGCACTGATCGACGAGCTAATATGCATGGATCGAACATCAACCTTTCGACTGGTCGCATACTCGTCGCTGAACCTGGCACCAAGCAACTTCATGGCCAGGTGACCGTCACCGTTTGCTATTCCATCGTTGACTGTTCCCAATGCGAAAGCTTGGTACTCCGACTCTGCTTGTTCGATAACCTCTCGAAAGTCAGAGTATTGTTCTACCCAACGAAATAGCGTACTTTTTCCTATCCCCGCCATGACGGCAGCACGAACTACCGGCAGTCCGCTTCTCACATTCTTCAGCATTGCCTCGATTGTTTCTGGGACATAACCAGTCGGTCTACCGGTGATTGATCCTGTGCCGAGTTTCTTGGCCTGTTTATGTCTCGCCTCCATCACTGACTTCGGCATTTGGATAGGCGCATTACGGAGTGCTTCGAGTCGAGACGCTTTCTCCTCGGCGGAGACAATAGTCTTGACGATTGGCACCGCTTTCTTCTTTGCGGATGTTTTACGTTTACCTGCCATCGGGTATTTAGGTGACTTGCATTGAGGCCAGAACTTGCTCCGGGTCGAACCGATTCCGGTTGCCCACTTTGAGGTACGGTATCTTTCGACGAAGCATCAGGTTGGCGATAGTTCGAGTTGTTACGCCTAACTTCTCGGCAAGTTCTTTGGTCGATAGTAGCTTATTCATAGTTGTTCTTCATCGTCGTTCTTATTTTCGAGTGCCTCGATCCTGCTGAGAAAGTCATTCAAGCTTCTCTCCAAACCGGTCATCACTCTCTCCAGTTCATCTACCCGGCCACCGAGGTTATCATTCTTCGGTTGCTCGCCTGCCAATGTTTCGCTTGTTGTTATACCACTCATAATTTTAATTAAGTAACCTTGCCTAACCTCGCCAAACCATGCCGCACCTCGCAGCACCCGACCATGCCGATCCACGCCTTGTCCTTACCACGCCAAACCGATCCCCGCCCAACCTCGCCCAACCAATCCTGACCCCGCCAAAACTTGCCAATCCACGCGACTCTCTGCCTCGCATTGCCTCGCCTAACCAGTCCTTACCTAACCTAACCGGTCGCAACCCCGCCCGACCTTGCCGTGCCAATGCCTGCCGTACCCCGCCGGACCACTCCACGCCCAACCTAGCCCAGCCTTGCACTACCCCACACTTCCAGACCTAACCTAGCCATGAAAATCATTTTTCCAGTTCCTCCCAGTGAACGACATTGAACGTGCCGAACGGCCCACGGCATTGTGGCCGGAAGTCGCCTATCCCGACTTGTTGACCTCCTTCGGCCAGGAGTTGGTGAACAAAATCGGGAGGAAGAACAGATTCGTTTATGCGAACATTAAACTGAATCGACCACTCATCGAATCGTGGACGGTGACGCATGATTCGGCCTTTGGTTGACGGGATGACAACGGGTCGGGAATCGACTTCAAAGTCCTTTGCGGGAGTTAAACCATCGCCGTTCAGGATGGTGACGGTATCGGCTGGGATAAGGACGGCAGCGTACACTGCATATTTGGCGGACTTGCGTGAACCGGTCAGTTTATGGTTTGACCCGGCTTCAGACATCATCCGGGTCAGACATGCGCTTGGCATGTAGAACTTCCCGGCTTTATCCTGGTAGCAGACCCGTTCAGCCGCCTTTCGGGGAGTTTCTTTTTTACGAACCACGGTTCGTGTTGACTTGGTGCTATCAGATTCCGCTTTTTCATCGAATCGATGTTGCATTAAAGCGGTTGTTCCGGTAATTTTAACGTCGAATGTTTTCATTTTATTTGTTTTTTGTGGTTAACATAACCCCAAATTGTAGCCAACCGCCCCGCACGTTGAAGTTGTGCATATTTATTGAGAACTTGCCTATTGCCGCCCGGCAGATAGCGGGCTTGGCGTACAGGTCGGTTGGTTAAATTCTTCATACTATTTCCCATTCGTAACCGTTCCAGGCGCGGTGTTGCGCGTCTCGGGAAAGGCGATTGATCGGCGGGGCGACATCCAACCTGGCGTATAGAACCTATCATCCATCTAACCTTTCCCCCCAACATGCGTTTCCTGAGCCTCCACGGCATCCTCACTCGATTTTTCTTTCTCTCGGGTGTCTGCACACCCCCGGAACTCTTTAAACGCCTCAGAAGCGTTTTTTGCAAGCTCTTCCCACTCCTCATCGGTCAATCCTCGTTGGGGGGGAATTTCTGAGTGTTTAGGTTTCTCATAGGCTCGTGGTTTCTCTATGCCGGCTGCCAGTTGTCGAACGTGATGTTCCATTGCAATCAGGTTCCGATATTCCTCACGGTCGTTGGATCGGATGGTGTTACCTGAAACCGTATACACTCCGCGTTCCACCAGGTCGTTGATCTGTTCTCTGATCACCTTCAGTTGTTGCTTGTATGCGAATCCTTCCTGTGATGTTAAAACCTTCACGATGGACGTACCCCCGGTAATACGGTTATCGGTATACCGATAAGCGTAGGAGTTAATATATTTAAGTAATTAACTCTTACGGTATATCGTACTACCGTATTACCGTATATTATATAGTTACGAACCAAACTCATCTAAATTGTTTATCCTCAGCGATTACTGACGGGAGTTTTATTTTTTTTCTACTCGTCGGATATAGTTTTTGGTAAATAATACAAATTGTCTGAATTGCTTGTCATAGCTTGGTTTCTTTCTCAGGTCATCCACTAGTTTCGCGGCGTACAGGATGGTTGAATGGTCTTTGCCCCACCATTTGGCGATGGCCGGGCTGCTGTAGCCCGCGTCTCTCGCAATCCACATGCAGATTGATCGTGGCCAGACCAGTTCATTGGTTCGTTTGCGGCTTTTGAGGTCATCGAATTGAACATCAAAGAACTCAACGGCAGCTT